GCCCTAGACGCCACAGCGGAGGCCGCTGGAGCCCCTCGGCTGGCCCCGGTGGTACTGGAGGCCCGGCTACCCGACGGGCGCGTCCTGCGCGTCGTGAGCACGCCTGCCGAGGCTCACGCGGTTGCACGTGAAACGCGCGGGGTCGTCGTCTGGTCGATGGAGGAGATCGCCCGCGTCCTGTTCCAGTTCGAAATGGTCAACGACGCCAAGGTCGTCTTCCCCGGCGCCAAGGTCGAGCAGGCCCGCGTCGACCCGGAGTCGACCAAGCCGAAGGTCGACTGGTCGAGGGGCGACGAGCTCCCCGACGCGCTGAAGGCGTGGGCCGCCGGCTAATACATGACTGTGTAACACATTGATGTTTAACAGGAAACGCTTTGCAGTGATCCAAAAATAGGTTACATGGTCACCCAGCAGGAGCGGACTGCGTCGGTCCATGAGATCGGTCCACGGCTCAAGCCAGCCGGCGCACCCGCCCTGCGACCAACTCGAGGACCGGCATGGCAACCAAGGCGAAAGCGAAGGATCAGGGCAAGCCCGTCATGGGCCGCCCGTCGAAGTACGATCCCGCCTATTGCGCCCGCGTCATCGAGCTCGGCGCCGAGGGTAACTCTCCCGAAGAGATTTCCGCCGAGATCGGCGTGCCTCGCCGCACGATGCAGTCATGGGCCGAGCAACACCCTGACTTTTCCGCAGCACTAACACGAGCCAAGGAGCTCGAGCACGCATGGTGGGAGCGCACCGGCAAGCGCGCCCTCTTCGCTGACAAGTTCCAGCAGCAGGTCTGGGCCAAGTCGATGCAGGCCCGCTTCCGCGAGAAGTACACCGAGCGCGTCGAGCAGACGATGCAGGGGCCGAACGGCGGCCCGATCGAAACCAAGTCCGACGTGACGATCAACATCAACTTCGCGAAGCCGGGGTCGATCGTATGAACGCACCGGTCAGTGCACGGACGATCGACATCACCTTCCCCGAGAAGTTCGCGCCACTGTTCCGCGACGCCCGATACCTCGCCGCGTTCGGCGGCCGAGGCTCCGCCAAGTCTCACAGCTTCGCCATGAAGCTCGTCCTGCGCTGCGTCGAAAAGACGACGCGCGCCGTCTGCATCCGCGAGGTGCAGAACACGATCCGCGACTCCGTGCGCCAGTTGCTCGTCGACAAGATCAACGCCATGGGCTTCGCCGACCGCTTCGACATCCTCGAAAGCGAGATCAGGGGCAAGAACGGCTCGCTTATCATCTTCCGCGGCATGAAGGACATGAACGCGATCGGCATCCAGTCGCTCGAGGGATTCGACGTTGCGTGGGTGGAAGAGGCGCAGAGCCTCTCGCAGCGGTCGCTCGACGTGCTGCGCCCGACGATCCGCAAGCCCGGCTCGCAAATCTGGTTCACGTGGAACCCGCGCAACAAGCGCGACCCGGTCGACGTGTTCTTCCGCGGGCCGATCAAGAACCCCGACGCGATCTGCGTCGAGATGAACTGGGACGATAATCCGTTCCTGCCCAACGAGCTCTTGCAGGAGAAGAACCTCGACTACCTGCGCGACCCGGTGAAGGCGCAGCACGTCTGGGGCGGCGGCTACGAGCAAATCGCCGAGGGCGCCTACTACGGCCGCGACGTGGTGCAGGCCGAGAACGAGAATCGCATCACCCGCGTGCCATACGATCGCGCCGCTAATGTCTACTCGTGCTGGGACCTCGGCATCGGCGACGCCATGGCGATCTGGACCTTCCAGATCATCGGCCGCGAGTGGCACTGGCTGCACTACGTCGAGGGCACGTCGAAGCCGCTCGGCGACTACGTCGACCTGCTCGCCCGCCTGCCGTACCAGATCACCGAGCACTTGCTGCCGCACGACGCCGAGGCGCGCGAGCTCCAGACCGGCAAGAGCCGCAAGCAGTTCCTCGAGGACCGCGGCCTGCGGGTGCGCGTCGTCCCGAACCACCGCGTCGACGACGGCATCGAGGCCGTCCGCATGGCCTTCAACCGCTTCTGGATCGACGACCAGAACTGTGAACGCGGCGTCGAGTGCATCCGCAATTACCGCGCGGAGCTCGACCTCAAGCTCAACACCATCAAGCCGGTTCCGCGGCATGACGAATACAGCCACGGCGCCGACGCGATGCGGATCGGCGTGATGGGCATCAACGAGGCGAACCTTGTCACGCAGAGTGACTGGTCGAAGCCGCTGTCGCGCGCGGCCGGGGGAGTTGTGTGATGTTCGACAAGACGAAGAAGCCCCTGAGCCCCATGGAGGACGAGCGGATCGGCCGCATCGTGCGCCGCGCGATCGAGAACGCGCGCGCTTACGTCGAGCAGGACATCGCGCCCAGCCGGCGCATCGCCGACCAGTATTACCAAGGCGGCACCTCGGTCATCTCGCAGAACGGCCGCTCGAAGATCGTCGTCACCCGCGTGCGCGACGCGGTGAAGAGCGTGATCCCGTCGCTCGCCCGCGTCTTCACGCAGTCCGACACCATCGCGGAGTTCTCGAGCGACCTCGAGGCCGACGAGAAGACGTGCCGCGAGCAGACGCTGTTCGTCAATCAGGTGTTCCACAAGTTCGGCGGCTACAACGCCCTGATCCAAGGCTCGACCGACTCGCTCAAGTCTAAGGTCGGCATCGTCAAGGTGAGCCTCGAGCAGAAGCACATCGCGACGCACACGTTCGAAGACTTCGTCACGCCCGAACAGTTGCGAATGCTGCAGTCCGACGAGACGCAGCAGATCACCGAGATGACGCCGCCCATGCCGGCGCCCATGGACGAGGCCACCGAGCAGATGCAGGCCATGCAGCAGCAGGCCGCACAGATGCCGCCCGGCCAGCCGGGCGACATCCAGCAACTTCCTTCGGGCATGGACGCTGGCCAGATGCCTCCGCAGGGCATGGTGGGGCAGGAGGGCGCCCAGCCCGCCGGCCTCGACGAGGAGGAGGGCGTCGTCTACGGCGTCGTCCTCACCAAGCAGAGCTTCCGCACCAAGTGGCTCCTCGACCCGGTTCCGCCCGAGTGCTTCTTCGTCAACCGCGGCGCAACCTGCGTCGATGACGCCCGCGTGATCGGCACCGCCCAGAACCTCGAGGCGTGGGAGGCCATGCAGACGCTGGGCCTCGAGCTCGAGGACCTGATGGGAGCCGACCGCGACCCGCAGAGCGACTTCGAGGAGCAGCAGCGCACCGGCACGATCGTTCAGCCCGAGGACGACATCGAGGAGCCGCTGTCGAAGGAGGTGCTGGTCTGCGAGGCGTGGATCAGGCTCGACGAGGACGGCGACGGCATCCCCGAGCTCCGGCACGTCATCACGGTCGGCACCGCGTACCGGATCGTGCTCGACGAGCCCGCCAACTTCGTGCCGCTCGCCGTGTTCCGCGCCGAGCTCCAGCCGCACCAGTTCTTCCCCATCTGCATGGCCGAGGACCTCGAGCAGGATCAGGACGCCCAGACGGCGCTGCTCCGCTCGATCATCGACAACGCCGCGCAGGTGAACACGCCCCGCACCGCGGCCGTCGAGGCGCAGGTGAACCTCGAGGACATGATGAACCCCGAGATCGGGGCGATCGTCCGCACCAAGCAGCCGGGCATGATCGAGGAGCTCACGACGCCCTTCGTCGGCGGCCAGACGCTGCAGGTCCTGCAGTACATGGAAGGCATCGCCGAGGCCCGCTCGGGCGTCACCAAGATGTCGCAGGGCCTCTCGGCCGACATCCTGCAGAGCTCGCCCAAGGAGGCCGCCAACGCCATGGTGCAGGGCTCCGACGCCCGCATCGAGATGATGGCCCGCAACCTCGCCGAGACCGGCGTCAAGGAGCTCTTCCTCGCGATCCTCCGCACTGCCATGTACGAGATGAAGGGGCCGCAGTCCGTCCGCACCCTGACGGGCTTCGAGGAGGTTCGCCCCGACCTGTGGCACGATCAGGTCGCGGTGAACGTGAACGTCGGCCTCGGAAACGGCCGCGTCGGCGAGAAGGCCGCCGTGCTCTCCGAGATCGGTCAGGTGCAGCAGCAGATCATGGGCATGCTGGGCCTCGACAACCCGCTCGCCGGCTGGGAGCAGTTCCGCAAGACCATGGTCGACAAGGCCAAGCTTGCCGGCATCCGCAACACGCAGGACTACCTGCCGATCGTGCCGGAGCCGGTGCTGCAGAAGATCGCTGCCCAGATGCAGCAGGCGCAGGCTCAGGCCGCGCAGGCGAACAAGGCGCCCGACCCGACCGCCGGCCTCGTGCAGGCCGAGCAGATCAAGGGTCAGGTCAAGATGCAGACCACGGCCGCCGAGCTCCAGCAGAAGGGCCAGATCGAGACGGCCCAGATGCAGAAGGAGCTCGCGACCGACGTGCTCAAGGCCAAGATGGAAGACGACCGCCTGCGCGACATCGCGGCGGCCGACTACGCCATCAAGGCGAAGACCGCGGCGATCGACGCCGATCAGGCCGCGTGGGTGGCACAGCAGCAGGC